GCCTCCGGGTGAGGCCATGATCATAGGTGTTAACCGAACATCGATTCAACGAAACATACTTACTCACTTATATGAGCAAATAGGCTTCCCATGTCCGACAGAGAAAGCACAAATGTCAAAGCTGTATGGAAGGAATGTTTGGTTTGTGGGTGCGCCCGATGTGTCTGCTGTTGCAACCATACAAGGATCTACATTGGCCTTAGCTTATGTGGACGAAGCAACGAACTTGCCGGAGCCATTTTGGAAGATGTTAGAATCTCGTTTACGTGTTCCAGGTGCCAAACTACTTGCTACGTGCAACCCTGAAGGCCCTGCACATTGGCTCAAGAAAGATTACATTGATAAGCCCGGACTAGATCTTGTTTGCTGGAATTTCTCTCTTGAAGACAATCCCACATTAGATGATGCCTATAAGGAACAACTGAAGGCATCTTATTCGGGTATGTGGTACAATCGCTACATTCTTGGAGAATGGGCATTAGCGCACGGAGCAATTTACGATTGTTATGACTACAACAACGAATATCAGCATCCTCACTCAAATCCTAATTACTACATTGTCGGCATCGACTATGGCACGACAAATGCTACAGCAGCAGTTTTATGCGGAATTAGTCCCCACACGTGGCCTCAAATACAAGTGGAAGCAGAGTATTACTATGATTCTGCTAAAAAAGGTCGTTCTAAAACGGATCAAGAACTCGTCAGAGATATCAAAGATTTCATTGGCTATAAGAACATATCTGCAATTTATGTCGATCCTGCCGCTGCGAGTCTTAAAATCGCTTTGCGACAAGAAAACCTACCTGTCCTTGATGCAAATAATGACGTATTACTTGGAATTAAAATCTGTTCCAAGTTTATATCGGGAAAAAATATCGTCATCAATAAATCATGTACGACGCTAAGAGAACAACTTCAATCCTATGCCTGGGATCCTAAGGCTGCAAATAGGGGAGAAGATAAACCGATTAAGAACGCAGATCATTGCTGCGACGCTTTAAGATATGCTGTCTGTAGCGCTTTCCCGAAAGGAGAATTCGCACATCCAGATGAGAATATATCATATGACCAACTCAGGCGAAATGTATTCGGTGGCAATGATATCTATAGTGATTTCAATGCTCATATCCAAGGATTTTAATTACCAAAAACCTACCAAAACCTAACGAATCGGTTTAAAAAAATAATTTCTTGAAACATAATACCCGTCTATAGAGAATGAAGAAAAACTTTCTATAGGCTTAAATTTGCCCTCATACGAATCAGGCCAATATTCTCTTGGCTACATAGATCCATCTGACGTACAGGCTAAAGACCTGAAACAGATGATGGATTCTTTCTACCAAGCTAATTACACTACAAACTCAACCCATTGGGTTCAAGCTGCAATCGATAAGCGATTTAAAGTTGGGGATCAGCAGCTAAACAACCAATTGTACGGACAATACGGGCAAAATAGCTTAAACCTTTTCTTCAACCTGATCCGCCGTCATATCAATATGATCTGTGGTTTCCAGAGAAAAAATCGTAAAAGCACAATCACGATGCCATTTCAAGGCAATTCGGACACATTAGCAGACGATTACAATAAAGCAATGAGATGGTGCGAAGATCGTGACGGATTTCAGGAATATATTTCCCAAGCATTTGAAAACGCATGTGACACAGGTGAATCGCTTCTTCATCTTTATCCTGATTATACCTTCGACCCAGTTTCAGGAGATCTTTTTACCGATAATGTCTCTGTTTTCAATTACATAATAGATCAATACACTCGCAAGCAAGATCTTAGTGATTGTAATGGGATATGGCGTAGGCGTTGGACATCTAAAGAGATGGCTAAAATGCTTATCCCAGGATATGCCAAAGAAATCGATAAGATGAAATCAGGAGGAATGAAGGACGGAAGATTTCCCCTTCAAGCCGAACTTCAGAATGTCGCCATCAATAACCTATTTACATATGACGAATTCTATTACCGCACAACACGTACAGGTCATATCATTGTAGATCCTATGACAGGCGAATCCGCTGAATGGGAAGAGGATGAAGAAGAAGACAAAGACATGATGAAAATGGTATTGAAAGCACAACCTTGGCTAAAGGTCAAAGAAGTACAGATACCAACCGTTAAACTTGTAATCAATATTGCAGGTAAGACCGTATATCATGGCAAGAATCTTCTGGGTATTGATGATTATCCTTTTGTGCCTTGTCAGACATACATAGAGCAAGATATACAAGCATATGCGTGGAGGAAGCAAGGTATTGTACGAAATCTTCGTACACCTCAGTGGCTTTACAACATGCGAAAAATCATTGAGCTTCAGATACTACAAAGCTCAATTAATGCGGGATGGATTTATCCTGTAGATGTCGTAACAGATCCAAAGGCCTTCAGACAATCAAGCGGAGGAGATGGGTTCTTGGTTCCGTTGAAGTCAGGGCATTTACCTAATGAGATTCAAAGGATTGAGCCTGTCAATGTGCCTGCCTCTCTCATTGAGCTTTCTAGATTATTAGCTGAAGACATAACGAAAATATCAGGTGTGAATGAAGAACTTTTGGGAGCAGCGACCGACGATAAGAGTGGTATACTCTCCATGCTACGACAAGGTGCCGGACTCGTCACTCTCCAAACTATATTTGACAAATTGGACTATTCTCAAAGACTTTATGGAAAAATTAGATTGCAAGCCATTCGAAAGAACTTTAGTAAGGGTAAGATCAGAAACATCCTTGGTCACGACGCAGATCCTAGATTCTTCTCAAGCTATAGCCAGAAATATGCCATCTCTGTTGAAGAGGGTAACTATAGCACAACGCAAAGGCAAATGGAACTTAAGCAATTGCTGGACTTTAGAGAATTGGGAATGCCTATACCGGATAAATCGATACTGCGTGCAGCGTTCATTACCAACAAGAAAGAAGTCATCCAAGAAATGGAAGAGCAAGCCCAAGCTCAGCAGCAGCAAGCTCAACAGCAAATGCAGCAGCAACAACAGATAGATCAAGTCAAAGCAATGGGTGAGATGGCTAAATCTAAGATGAATATGGCAAAAGCAGCAGAAACATATGCTAAAATTGATGAAATAGAAGCATCCGCTCAACATAAGCAAACACAATCTGATTTAGATTTAGTCAAAATGATGGTAGAACTAGAAGATATGCAGTTCAATCAAATGAAGACAGCGTTTGAATTAGCACAAGCTATAAAAACGGCTAATGAACCAAAAGAAACTCCGGCATTAGCTGGATAGGAGAATATATGGCACATAGTAGAGAAGCACATGCTAAAATGCCTGGAATGGGCAAGTTTAACGAAGGACATTGGGAGAAGAAAAAAGACCAGCTAAAAGTTGCTGGGGATAAATACACTCCTACAGAGATGGGAAATGGCGAAGAGCTTGAGAAAGCAAATAACGCCCTCGCTAGTTATGCGAAAAGCCACAAAGCTAAACACTAATTTTTTCCCGTTCGTCTAAGCGCAAACCTTAAAAAGGTAGGACGTCACTTGAATGTGGAAATGAGCTAATTAACTCACGGGAATTTAAAAATGAGGTTGTATGAAGAAAACACATCACGCGCCCGACTATCTTAAGAACAAGACGGCGGACGTAATCAAACATGGAAGTGGTAGGGCTGTTCCTAATGAACAGTGGGAAGTGAATATGAATTTAACACCGGAAGGTTCTAACACGCCACAGGGGGCTTTTTTGCCAAGGTCTCCTAAGAATAGAGAAACCCTTTATCCTAAGACAAACGAGTGTGATCATTGATACACGAAACGATTTTAGATGGAACAGTTAGGCCAATTAACGACGAGTTCGGATACGTAGGGGAATTATTTGAAGATTGCGATTCGTATCTACATGTTAAAGAATTAGAAAAAAAGCTTTTAAAAGAATATATTAAGTATTTAATTAAAAGCAATCCCGATAAGGTTTGTGATATTGTAGCTAATTCATATTTATATAATATTCCAGAAAAAGTGAGCATTATTTATAGACCTGCTTGGTTGGTTGGAACATTGGCTCAAAGAGCACAGTTAGTCGTAAAATTCAAGAGAGAGGATTCCGATTGTCTTCTCTATCTTAAAGATCAAACGAATGAGTGTGACCATTGATAGAGAGAGTCTACAAAGATGGTAAACCCACAGAAAAAATAGACATTATTGAAAAACATACTACTATTGAAAGAAAATATTCTTGCTGTGAAAGATGTTCATCTGAATTAGAATTGTGCAAAGGGGTTTATCCCTATTCTGTAGACTATTTAATATGTAAAAGATGCGATTCAACCTACATATTGCCTTCTGAAAAAGAGAAACACGGAGAGATGATAAATGCGAAAGACACGAGTCAAGTGGTTAAAGAAGAAACTAAGAGAATTCATCGCAAGCCCAACAAGCCAACAATGGCGCGCATACAAAAGAAACTTTAAGAAAGGTCTTGTGTGATTTGCAGAGATTATTATCCTGACCCTAAGGTAAAGATAAAAAAACCTCTTCTTAACCATACGAAAGAATCTTGTATCTTTTGCAAGGAAATTATGGATAAAACAAGTATAGAGATCCCCACAGAGTGGTTTTCTTATTGTTGCGTGGAGTGCATGAATGAATATTGTAAAAAATGGAATATCGAGCTTGTCTAAGGAAAAAACAGCAGGGGAATTAGCGCTTAAAGCCTTATCCGATACCACCAAGTACGATGCCTTGGAAATTGGGTATTGGATGGCAGAAGACATCGATAGTCAGTTATATGAAAACATAGAACTTCATCTTAATTACGTTGATGATGAGGGCAAACGTCCATTTAGGCTACTTGAAGAATTTACTGTTGTCATGCAAATTGCTAGGGACAACATGATTAAGAATGCTATACGCCGAAAATTCTATTGCTGTCCGTTCCTTCCTAGTCCTAGACCCAATCAAGCAGTATTTTTATATAATACCCGATTAGGCCAAATAACAAAACGACTATGGGTTCTTCCAAGTGATGTGGTAATGGCCGAATTAGCCGGAACAAATGTAATAGTCCATAAACGATATGCAACAATGCAAGCATGGTCAGTAGCATTCTTTAAGGGAACCTTTTGGGCATATATTAGGCATGAACACGACATTAATATGCTTTCTCAAGAAGAATACCTCCTAAAGCATAGACCGGAATTGATCGAGGCGGGATGTGATATATTCGATACGTCTATCTCCAAGCCCTTTGATTTTAGTAAGATCCACATTAAAAAGGTCATAGACTCTCAAAATGCCATGGGCGATTAAAATGTTTTCTGTTGTAGTAGGAAGACACAAAATAC